TTACTTTGCGTTCATCTCCGCAATGTCATAGATCAGCTGTTTGGAATCTTCCCATCCGAGACAAGGATCGGTAATGGATTTTCCGTAAATATGATCTCCGATAGACTGATTTCCCTCTTCGATGTAACTTTCAATCATCAGACCCTTTACCAGAGAACGGATATCGGAAGAAAGCTGGCGGTTATGCATCACTTCTTTTGCGATACGGATCTGTTCCTTAAACTTCTTTCCGGAGTTGGAATGGTTGGTATCAATGATGGCTGCCGGATGGATGACATCCATTTTTTCGTACATCTCATGAAGACGGATCAGATCTTCATAGTGATAATTCTGGGTGGTATTGCCGTGCTTGCTGACTGCACCGCGAAGAACCACGTGAGTCAGAGGATTTCCGGTTGTCTCCACCTCGTATCCGCGATAAACGAAATGATGCGGATGCTGTGCCGCGTATACAGAATTGAGCATAACAGAAAAATCACCACTGGTAGGATTTTTCATTCCGGAAGCGACATCAAAACCACTGACCGTCAGACGATGCTGCTGATCTTCTACCGAACGTGCTCCGATGGCAACGTAGGAGAGAAGATCCTCGACATATCCCCAGTTTTCCGGGTAAAGCATTTCATCGGCACAGGTAAGACCGCTTTCTTCGATTGCACGGATGTGCATTTTACGCATGGCGATCAGACCCTCGATCATATCCGGAGCTTTTTCCGGATCTGGCTGGGAAGCAATACCTTTGTAGCCTTCGCCGGTTGTACGTGGTTTGTTGGTGTAAATACGCGGAACTAAGATGACCTGGTCCTTGACATCTTCCTGGATTTTGGTCAGACGGCTCACATAATCACATACAGAATCTTCGTTATCTGCAGAACACGGTCCAATGATTACGAGGACACGTGAATCTTTACCTGTAATTACATCAGAGATCATGAGGTCTCTGTGTTTTTTTAATTCACGAAGCTCCGGGGAAAGCGGATAATCGCGCTTAATGTCTGCCGGAGTCGGTAATTGGTTTAAAAATTCAAAACTCATTTTTTTCTCCTATCTCTTAAGTTCGGATATCACATACCGTGACTATCTTAATGGAAAACGGGAAAATTGTCAAATAACAGGAATCGGTTGTTTCTTTCGGGCTTTTAGAATATAATAACAGAGAATTACAACATAGCAGGAGGTGCAGAGATGGAAAATCTGCTTTGTATAAAAGGAAAGATTATAGGAAAAGGGAAACCGCTCGTGTGTGTGCCGGTCATGGAGTCTTCGAAAGAAGAAATTTTAAGAGAAACCAGAAGGCTGGAAGAAGCACACACGGAAATGATTGAGTGGCGTGTGGATGCGTTTGAAAACGTGGAAAGTCCGAATGCGATCCGCGAAATATTAAACGAAATGAAACATATCATAAAGGAAAGTATTCTGGTGTATACCTTCCGTTCTAAAAATCAGGGAGGGTGCAAAGCACTTTCCGCGGCGGATATTTATGATATTCATCAGGTGGCGGCAGAATCAGATGTCGTGGATTTTATTGATGTGGAATATTTTGAAGCAAAAAATCCGCAGAAAGAAATAGCAATGTTGCGGGAGATGGGAGCATATGTGATTGCTTCCCATCATGATTTTGAACAGACGCCGGACCCGGAGGTGATCCGCATGTTGTTGGAACAGATCCGTGAGAGTGGCGCAGATGTCGTGAAACTGGCAGTTATGCCGCAGAATATGTGGGATGTATTGCATTTGCTGGAGGAGACCAACCGCTTTCATGAAAACCATCCGGATCATCCGCTGATTACCATGTCCATGGGTGCAAAAGGGGGGATTTCCCGCGTGGCCGGAGAGTTTTTCGGATCGTGTGTGACATTTGGCGCAGGCGGGCAGGCGAGCGCACCGGGGCAGCTTCCGGTAAAGCAGCTGGAAGAAATACTTCATATTTTACATCAAAGTGTGGATTGACTCTAAATTTGAAGTGTGATATAGTAAAAAGGCGCTTGTGAAATAAGAGTGCTATGCAGCCGTAGTATAATGGATAGAACGCAGGACTCCGACTCCTGAGATGCGGGTTCGATTCCCGCCGGGTGCAGTTATTTATTTTGAAGAAAATACAGTAAAATCAATGGATTGAATAAGATATCACAAACAAATGTTTTGATTACTCGTGATTACTCAACGAAAACACGACAGAAGAAAGGAGAACTGCACAAGTGCTTCAAGTTTTCCTCAACTGGTAGAATGTGAACGCATAGGGCGTTCTTTTTTATTGCCTAAATTCAAATTGCGTATTTCGCCCATATTCGTGTTTAAAGCCGTTCGACAATAAAATATTCATTTGATAGTTAAAAATTGGATATAGGCGCATCAGAGAGCGTGAGAGAAGCATAAGAATTAAAAGTTTTTCCGGCGGCGGCGCGCGGGATATTTTATCTTTTTTTCATACCCCCCTACCCCTCGAAAATGAGTGTGAAATTTCGATTTTGAGGTTGGAAAAATTTCGTTCAGATTTTTGAAAAATTTTTTTCTTGGATTTCTTACAACTTTCTTGAAAAAGTTAGACTGTGCCTATATTTGATTTGATATTTCAAAAAATGATATTTTGAAATATTAGAGAAGAACACCGGGGCCGGGATATCGGGAACCGTTCCCGGTGTCGAAAAAATTTATACACTGATAACATAACATATAATTCCTTCCGCCGTCAATAGGTTTCTGCGTAGGTCCTGCCGTTGTAGCGTACGTGTGTATGCGTTTGGTGTTTTGCGCCCTCTGCGTTTCTTTTGCGCGTGATCTGTAACCAATCGCCGCCGCGCTGTACGGTTATTTTTAACTCTGGCGATTCCAGCCACTCGACACCCTCGAATTTCGCATAGCTGCACAGCTTGCTGGATGCCACCGGATAGCCAAGAGCAGACACCCGGCGCAGAATTTCCCTTTTGCCGATATACTCATATTTTGCCATGTTCGCCACCTCCAGACGTTCCGCGCTCACTCATGCAAATATCTTTGCAGCCGTCGCGCGATAATTGATTTACGATCAGCCACACTTGCAAATCTCCATACGCTACCCGGCGCACAGTTTGCCCGTTAAGGCTCGCTTTAATATCATAGATCATAGGCTTTTATGCCTCCTTAGATTGTGCTTATTTGTCAATGTGCGCGTGAGAACCAGTTCTCACGGAATCCACGCCGCCGGAATCGAACCGGCTCACAACGCCACCAGGCACGCGGAAAGGGGCGGAAGAGTACCGCCCTAAGTGCTTTATTTTGCTTTTTTAACCGATATAATACGATCGTTGGTTTTATCCTTTGGCGTTCCGCTGTCGCTGATCTTAACAATAACTTTCTGACCGTCTTTAAAGTGTGCGTCTGTGTCCGTGTCGGACATTTCCCAGATGTTCCCATCTGCGGTGCAAATATCAAACCCGCGACCGGTCAGCTTTTCTCCGTCCTCATACTGCATAGTATAATTAAAATTGCGAATGGTTCCGCGCACCTTGTAAGTATGTGCTGTTTTTGCGCTGGATGTGACCGGTGCAAGGTTTACAAGCGCCGTAGCTGTTAATACAATGGCTAAAATTTTCTTTTTCATGTTTATTTCCTCCGTGTTTTGTTTTATGTGCTCAAAATTGAGTAAAACCGCCGCCGGTAGTGATCCGGCGCGCATCCTCTGCGGCGGTTGGTTACTTTACATAAACTCGTACATAATTCTTGTTTTTGTTGTATGAGTAGCTTTTTACTTGCATATTGTCAAATTCATTCCCGGTTTCTGCGCCGTAATTTGCGCAGATCAATTTATTGTTTTCGCCGTATATTCTCCACGGTACACGGCAGGCGTTCCAATCACATTCCATAAATAATTCATATAGCGTTCTTTTCATGGTTTCAAGTCCTCCATATTCTAAATTTTTCCGGTTGCTCCGGGTAAAAGCAAGCCGGGGAATTAACCCCCGGTAAACGCCGCCGCTTGCTTATGCGCTTACTTCCGCTCTTAAAATCTCGATAGCTTCGTCTGTTGTGTGTTCTCTGTACCACTTCCAGGGCTTGCTATACGCCTTCGCCAGCGCGAAATCTTCTTGAGTTTCTAAAAAATAATCCCTAACTTTCAAAAATGCTTTCTCAGCTTCTTCTAATTTATTCATACGATCAACCATCCTTTCATTCAGCGTTCCCATGACTTTTTTGCTATATCCATTTCAAAAATGGCGTTGCTTTTCTCTTTTTTAAGCTGTTCAAAGTGTTCTATGGCTTGTTTTCGCTCTTTCCCGGTATATTTGATGCTGTGGGTCATTTCCTCGTGTCCGTCTGTCAAATTAACATCATAAAATTGTATATAGTAAAAAACTTTCTCTTGATAGCGCTTTTCCCGGTACAATTTTATTTTTTGCCGTGTTGGTGCGGTTTTTATAAAATTGTACCGGTTTGTTAGTTCGATCTCGTACGCTTTAAGCTCAAGAATAACTTCCTCTAAGCGTTCTAAATTTTGTCTAGTATGCTCGAAGCTGTTTAAAATATCTTTTTCCGTGTGTAATCGCTCCGGGTGTTGCTCGTAAATCCTGATTACTTTTTCACTCATTCGCTTTTGTGGCTGTCCGTATACTGTGAAAAGCTCATTCATAAGGCGTTCGTGCATAATTTCGCAGGTGTCGCGCTCTGGACACCTGCAACAATTTATTTTGCATTCTTCTTTCATCATGCTATTTTTACCCCCTTCAACGCTTCGGTCGGGTCGTTTTTAAAAATAAAGCTATGTGTAAATTTAGAGTAGTAGCCGCCAATGTCGCGCATCTGCTTGTTAAGATTTATATAAGCGTCGCGGCTTAATGTCTGCAAACACTTTACAAGGAAAATTTTCTCATGCGTCTTTGTGTGTTCACTTTCGGTAACTGTGAACGCTTCGCCGCTTGTCTCGATCTGATCCGGCGCGGCTGTTTCTTTTGTTGTTGCCGGGGTAGTGGCTGCGGCTTTGATCCGTGCCGTTTTTGGCACAACCTTTATATTTTGACCGTTATTCTGAGCGCATCCGAAATAGTAGAAATCTACGTGGAAATAATCAATCATGCCGTCACAATCCTCATAATTATAGGAGTTTACAAAATTGTCTACATCCTCAATAACTGCCTTTGTGACTTCGTTCAATATCTTGAAAAAGTTCCCATGCTCGGAAGTTATGCGCTCATATTCTTTTTTAAAATTCTCATCATTCCAGCAATCTAAAGACCAGTAGTTATTGCGATTTGCTTTTCTGAAAAATTCGTTTTTGTCCTCCTCGGTCAGCTCGTCGGCTTTCTTGTAAACCTCGATAGGGCTTTCTTTCAATTCAACATGCAATTCTTGACACATGGAAGCGTAAGAAGTGCGAACGCTGAATTTATAAGTCGGGTATTTCTCTTTTACATAAGTTCTGACGATCTGTGCAACTTCTTTCAAGCTCCGGCTCCAATCGTGGTTACTGCCTTCCCAACCGAAAGAAGTATAAAAACTGCTGCGTGTGCTCTGGGCCGTCTCTGTTTTTTCTTCCTCATTTAACGAGTTGTCATTGGCTGCACGGTCTTTCCAGATCTTAAACATAACATCATATTCGGCATTGATTTCCTGCATCTTTGCAAGATCGCCGCCGTTGTCCGGGTGGTTTGCCTTTAACAGTTCCTTATAAGTGCTCTTTAATTCGTTGTAGCTCTTTACGTTTTTAAAATATTTGCTCATGTTGTAACCTCGCTTTCGTGCTTCATTTGATAGTTGTATAATATCACTAATTTTAGTGACAGTCAATAGCAAATATCACTTTTTTTAGAAATATTTTTCTTGACTTTTCCGGATAGGAAAAGTATGATTGATTTAAGAAAATCTATATAGAAAGGAAGATGCGCAATGCTAAAATACAGATTTGATGTAGGGGACGCGCTGGAGCGTATCGGCTTTAACTCCTACATGGCTAAAACAAGCGGATTGTTAAGTCAAGAAACGCTCAAAAAAATAAAACGCGAGGACACAAATATAAATGCAAAAAGCATAAATAATCTTTGCTTACTTTTGGATATGCAGCCGAAAGACATCTTTATATACGTAGAGAGTCCGGAAGATTTGAAGCTAAAAAAGAAATTGCAAAAAAAATAAAATATCACTTGCAAAAGTGATACATGTATGCTATAGTATAGTCAGATCAAGAAAACAGCACAGCACCGAAAGGGGAACGGCATATGAAGATCAAAGGGATCGGAACAATCAGAAAAGCGGATGCAATGAGCATCCTGACAAGAGAGGGAAGAGAAGCGGTAAAGAGTGGGGACATTACACTGGAAGAGCTTGGCGATATGTACAAGCTCGAAATGGTAAAGAGATCATCCCAGATCGGAAACAATGGCGACACGTTCCGGGAATCTTACAAGTGGATTCCGGAAGAGCTGAAAGAGGAGCTGACACCGGAACAACTTGGGAAGCTCGTAGATAGCTTTTATGAGTGCTACGGAGCAGGAAAGAACGAATAGAATAGGAGGAAAGAAAAATGACAGCAGATGAGGTATTAAAAAATTTAAAGGCAATGATCGGAAAAGAAATTGATTTTGATGATGTTGTGTGCGCGTTCGAGGATTTCGAAGAATGCGGGGAAACAAACGTATATGTGGGAGAGAGCAACAATAACGGATATGATTATATAGCATATATTGACGCTCCGGAATCCACACAGTTTTTAATTAAAGTGAACCACGAGGACGTTATCGAAGACGTGTGGATGTTATAATGGATGAATATATTCGTTTTAATGGAAGCCGTGTAAAAAACATAAAAGGACAGCATTTCGGGCATTTGATCCCGCAGAAAATAGTGGGTATAAAAAATAAATATGCAGTTTGGGAATGTCTATGTGATCTATGTGGTGGAACAAGAGAAGTTTCTGCAAAGCGTTTAAACTCCTGTAGTAACACGACGATGTGCGAAAAATGCACAAAAGAAAAAAGAAAAGAGCAATTATCCAGAAGGCGCGGAGAAAATACAATTGCTTCCCAAGATCTTACCGGGAAGCAATTTGGATTTTGGAAAGTTTTAAAAAAGGGCGAATGTATAAACAATATCCAAATGTGGGAATGTGAATGCAAGTGCGGTACAGTAAAACAGGTTACAGCCTACAACTTAATAAGCGGAAGGAGTACAAATTGCGGATGTATTGCATCTTATAACTTAATTGGGAAGCGCAAGGGTATGCTAAAAGTGACCGGGATCTCAAAGGAGGGCGGGTTGCACTGTATCTGCCAATGCGATTGCGGAAATGTAATTAAATGCACGGCGGCAGAACTTGGATGGAGACGATCTTGCGGTTGCGCCGGAGAAATAGAAAAGGAAAAGCATACTAAAGTATCCATTGCTTTATATGGGAAAAAAATTAGGACAGATAATACATCTGGTGTCATTGGCGTCCGTAGAGCCAACGGAAAATGGGGAGCGGCAATTACATTCCAAAAAAAGGTTTATTGGTTGGGCACGTTTGACAGCATTAAAGACGCGGCAAACGCGAGAAAAGAAGCTGAAAACCATTTATACGGTGATTTTTTAGAATGGTATGCGGAAACATATCCGAATGCAAAGAAAAATATCAAAAACAGAGAAAAGAAAGCGAGTGGGAAAGATTAAGCATCTGACCCACTCATTTACATCACTAAGAATATAATTATTTCAATCATTGTATCTGGGGAATTGCTCCAGATACCACGCGCAGAGCATCCACTGCACGCGACACAAAAACATAAATTAAATGTTTTGCTTTTACTAAAAAGACTATTGTTTCAATCCGTGGTCGCCGGGATCGCTGGCGGCACCACATCGGCAAGCATCCATGCCGTGCGACATATCTATAGCCTATCATTAGATCTGGAAAAATGCAAGTAAATATTTTCAAACAGGGGCAGTTTTTCCGGCTGCCTTTTCTTTTTATCACTTCCCAAGATCGGACAAAACCCCCAGAGCAAATAGATAATTACAGGTAAGAAAAGATGATAGAATAGTATTAGTTTTGTTGCAATGCAACATACTTGCAACACCAATGCAACAAAGTGCAACATTTTTGCAACGTAGATATAGAGTAAGAGATAGAGATAGAGTATATTCTCTGTTGTTATATTTATATATTAAGGGTTTAAAATACAGTATATATAAAGCCTATAGATGTATTGTAAGTGTATAGACGCATGCGCGCGGTGTAAGTATATATATCAAAAGATTGTTAAAAAATAAACACCTATTGCAAAATATCCAGAAACAGTGTAATGTTAATTACAGGCAAAGAAAAAGTATTATTGTACTAGTGAATGGAGGTGTAATAGACATATGGCAAATACAGTAAAGACAGATACAGGAATAGAAGTATACGAGAATAAAATATCTGAATACCTGGATCAGTACATAGCAGAGAAGAGTATAGAAGATATGTCTAAAGAACCTCAAAGTAAATGGAATGCGGCATTGATATATATTTACAAGGCTGTATTTAAAGGCAATAGAGAGCAATTAAGAGACCAAAACAGTAAAGATAATTACAATGATAAACTGGTAAATGATATATGTGATACATACATAGAGTTGTGTTACGAGTACGACAAAGAGGTAAGTATTAACGGGTTTTGTTTCTTGACTGGAATTAACACAGATACGGTATATACTTGGGGCAGTGGCGAGTATAGATCCGGTTCGGCGTGCCCCGATGTATACAAAAAGTTGATCAAAAACAACGAGGAATCTTTGAGCGACAAGCTTATAAGCGGCGGACTCAACCCGATGAAAGTGCTGCCAGCGCTCAATAGGCGGCATAACTGGAACATGCCAGGAACAAACCGCCAAGGCGGCGAACAAACGCAGAGTATCGAGCAGATCCAAGCCAAATATAAGCCTGCGGAATTGTGCGAAAGTGGCAAACAATTAGACGCACCAACACCGGGTTTCTAACTTGAAATTGTGTGAGATTATTCTACAATTCATAAACACAGTATTTACAAGGGTTTCAGCGGCTGCAACTATTCGCAACTATTCGGAAAAGCTGGGTTTTGCGAATAGTTAAAGCATATGAAATAGAATTGCACTAATTGTTTTTGATTAAAACACAATTCAAGCGTAGTGCCTGAGCATGGTCTGGAAGGGGTGCCGGGGGTCATGTGGAAACACACCCCGGGCGGTAACTTAGCCCCCCAAGTTAATTCAAAATAAAAAGATCGCCTTCGCCGAAAGGGGTATTGGCCTATGATTGCTAAACTTGAAGGGCTGCAAAACGGATATGCATTGTTAAGATCATCTACGGATGAAGAGTTTCAAGCAATCCTTAAGCAATACAAAGATGAAAATAATCTTAAGTGTGTTATCTGTAATGAGCGTACTGCTAAATGTTTTAAACACGCTGGGGTTTTATCAGATCCCCCAATAACGATAAACAATAAAATGTTAAGTGGTATATTTTACATCAACAGCGTTTTCTAAATTCAATTTTCTACATCCGATAAAAATTCAAAGGTTACATTCGATAACGATTTTCAAAAATTTTCAAAAACAAAAAGAGGTCAAGCACTATGAGGACATTGATTGAGTATATCCGTTCATGTTTTTGTAAGCATGATTGGGAACTTTTGTTCAATACAGACATCATGGATGGCAATAAGCTGTTTAATAGTATCAAGGTGTATCGTTGCAGGAAATGCGGGTTAGAAAAACGATATAAGGCCAGATAGGAGAATTTGCATGGATAATCCGATTCCAAGAGTTAAGGTCGTAAATCCAAATGAAGGTTGGATGGGAACTGAATATTACATAGACGACAAGAAGATTAAAAACGTCAAAAGCGTTGATTTTCGTGTTTCGGCGGATGAGGTCCCGCATTTCACTTTTGAAACCATGGGGCTGCCGGACATTGATATGAGCGGTGACATTAGATTCAAATTTACGCTGAAAACAGTTCAACAGGCATCTGCAGTTTTACGAAATGAGTTAATGACCCGCGGCAGACTGTATCACATTTTCTTGGAAAGCATGCTAAGTGCCTTGGATGACAAGTTTTGGGATTCAAGGGATAAAAATGGGAATGATCTTGACATTGGAGAAGAGGATTTCAAAGAAGCAGCGGTATTGATGTTGAATCGCTTGATAGGGATTGAAAAATGAAAGGATGGGAGATATTGATATGGCTTTGAAAGTTATTGCAACAGCGGCAGATGCCCTCGTAATACTGGGACTTATGAGAGGACAGGTAAAACAAAAAGACAATTCAAACGCAATGGGGTATTTGCTTTCATACGCGATCTTTGCAATGAATATTATGACCATTTGGAGATAACAACATGACAATTTATGATCCAATATTTGGTATTTACTTTCTGCCGCCAATTTTGAGCGTGGTCGAAAGAATACATATAACAAAATCAAAGGAACCGGACAGCACCGGAGATTTACTCAATCTGGATAGTGACGTCGAGCACCAGAGCGAGAAATCGGAGCATCCGGTATAGCTTAAGTCCGCGGGCAATGATTCTTGGCAGTTGGGCGTTGGCGCTTGAATCATGTTCGCGGACGAAAAAACATTGGGCTATCGCCAAGCGGTAAGGCACAGGATTTTGATTCCTGTATTTCCGGGTTCGAATCCCGGTAGCCTAACTGGTTGCATGCTGACGATCCATGCAACCACATATGTTTTTCTCATATGTACTTGAACCCTTGGTTGAATGTTTCAAGCATTTGGGTTCCTCCTTTCCCCACTAGACTATTCTGTTAAGGGCGGTGCAAGACCGCCCGGTGGTGTTTGCCGCGGAAAGCGGCTATCTATGATTCGGGCATCTATCCAATGGTGCCAGAGTTGTACATCTCAAAATGCATAATTCTTAGTTGGATGATGGCAAGAAAGGTATTTGCCGGAGTAAGACGCTTCGTGAAACTGATAGTCGAAAGGTTTCAAGTGCGCGGTTCAAGTCCGCGCTCATCCAAGATGGTAACGCACAGAGATGTGGAATGAGACGGTTCTGTGCACGATTGCGAGTTTGGTAGGCTGGTTTTTAGCAATCAAAGAGTTGCCGGTGAAAGGCTGTAAACCGGATAGTGCAACGCATGGCACGAAAAACATTATTGCTAACCGTCTTGTGGCGGTTTCGGAACGTATCTTAATTGGTAAAAGTGGCGTGTACACGGAAAACAACAATGAGAGCCGGATTGAAGGTTCGAATCCTTCCGTTCCGATGGTACCGAGCTGATCTGATACTGTATGCGTAGCGCGGTCGCGTACAGAGATATGGAGTGAGGTGTCCGCGCATTTCGGGGAAGCGGCAACGATTGGCGGTGTTGCGGCTGACTGTAAATCAGTTCCCAAGTGGTAAACATTGGAGGTTCAATTCCTCTCTTCCCCATGAGCGAAAGCATCCATTTAGTCCCGCGTAACCGGTTTGCGAGATTATCCTAGGTTATTTGGATGTGAATAGCAAAGACTTAAATTGCGTCACAGCAGGCGTGGATTGGTGTCACAATTGACCGCGTGTCTTTGATCGGTTAGTCAAGTGGCCAAGACACCACCCTTTCACGGTGGTAACACGAGTTCGAATCTCGTACCGATCATTCTGCCAGAAATGGCAGAACCCCCATATATTTTATACGAGGAGAGTATATCCAAAGCTCTCCTCGGTCTTCCGCAATGGCTTGTAGTTCAGGGTAGAACGCCTGACTGTTAATCAGGATGTCGTGGGTTCGATCCCCACCTTGCCAGTTATACTTGGTGGCTTAGTTCAGTTGGCAGAGCATCCGGCTCATAACCGGGGAGTCATAGGTTCGAGTCTTATAACCACCACGAGAGGTCTTGTGTATTCTTTAACGGAGTATGCGAGTGGTTATAAAAGAAACGCACAACAAAAGCCTATCAATTAAGATAGGCTTTGATGTTAGATGATTTTATCAGAAAGAGAATCGATAGATTTCGCGACTTTGTTTATAGCACCTACAGGGTCTTTCGGTGAAGAATCCAAATACATTGTTCGGTTAGTATAGTCTAAATCAATGGAATATGTTTCTGCGAAACTTTTATTGCAAGAAATATAATTTACGCAAACATCAAATTTTTTTATTTTTGCTGAATCAAAGTCATATATGGTCTTTATGTGCTGCCCAGGTGCAAGCATTGTATTTTTTAAGTTATCAATGTCAAAACTTTGTAGGTCTGGATGATCTGTGTTATTCCAAGTTAATTTTGGAGTAGTGCTTATTGATTCGATAATAGCTGGTGAGTTTCCAAAATTTTTAAGTACAATGTAATCTTTTGAATACAATGTATCATGATAAAGGTAAAATATTACATTACCTCTATTTTGTTCGAAATACTGATTTTTTTGTTCGTCTAATTGTTTTCGCATTTCTTTTAAGTTTTGATATGTGAAATAGATAGCTACTATTGAACCGATAAAGGTTGCTGTTGATAAAATCAAACCGATAAATTGAAATAGTGTTGAATGCCATTCTGCTGGTGTCATATGAATTTCTCCTTTGTTTTTTATTTTATTTTATCATATTTTTTAGAAAGGTGTTGAAAATGTGTGATTTTTGCAAAAACATAGGAATTGGAATACCGGATTGGGATTTCATCACCCCGGATGAAAACGGAAAGGCTCCGTCCGGCGACGCAATAGAAATTCGGAAAATTGTAGATAAATATGCACTTGTTTTTACGAACAGTGCCGGTGAATACGGTGCAGGAGCGATAAGTATTGCATTTTGCCCTATGTGCGGCAGGAAGTTGGTGGAAGAATGATTGTTAATATGGGAGCCAAAACCTATGAAATGAGCCGCAAGCAGGCAAAAGCTATCCTTGGAACCGCCAAGAAACTTGCGGATTGCAACATATACAGCATTGAAAAAGGCAATGTAGTGATTATGCTGAATGAAAAGTATGAGGACGATATGAGCCTTAAGAAAGCAGTAGGAGAGTATGAAGCGAAAGGGTTTAAGGTGTATTGGAAATGAGTATGGCAGAAGTAATTGAGGGAATCAGACGCGATCCCTCTGTAAGATATATGCAGGAACCGTTTGAAAGATTAAAAGACGAACGTTGCATTTTTTGCAACCGTCTTTTAGGCAAATTCAACGGACAGGCTGAAATTAAATGCCCGAAATGCGGGAAAATCAATAGAATTGGGGTGAAATGATGGAAGATAGATTAAAAATCGGAGATATTGTTCAACATTTCAAACGAGAAACGCTTGGTCAGCCGGGAAATTTGTATTTATACAAGATTTTGAATATTGCAGAACACACAGAAAACCATGAGCGACTTGTAATTTATCAAGCATTATATGAAAATAATGCAATGGGTGTTCATTTTGGAGTATATGCAAGACCATACAATATGTTCATGGGAAAAGTTGACCGAAAAAAATACCCAAGTATTAAACAGGAATACAGATTTGAAAAGTACATGTAAAGTGAATATGACATAAGAGCACCAGTTGCAGAGTGCCATGTGGCACATATGTAGAGAGAGCCGAATTTCCGAATAACAAGGGAAGGAGGTTCTCTCTTTTTGGTTTCAGAACAAACGAAGTCAACAGCTGAAAGCATTAAAAACTACATAAAGCAAAACGGAATTGATTACCAATCGTTGTATGACCTTTTGGACGTGGCGAAAGTGGCATTTGAAAAGGAAAATGACACGGAATGGGCGTTGAAAGTCACTTCATATATAAAAGAGTGTTGCGCATGGGCGATTCAAAGCAATGTTGAAGTCTTGCAGATGGATGATTTGTACTGGAAAGCCATGAAATCTGAAGCTCCGTACCATTTTGAATCATTCCTTTTCTACATGGAGAAGAACCGCCGACCGAAAAAGCGATTCTATGAGCCAAGAAAGCGGACACTCAAAATCGTTGTTGACGATCTCCAAGACTTGGAAGATGGAAAGTTAGATTTTTATGGCTTATCACTCCCACCACGAGTAGGAAAGTCCACTCTTTGTATTTTCTTTCTTACATGGGTTATTGGTAGGCATCCAGAGAGCCACAACGCTATGTCCGGGCATTCCGGCATTTTAGCTGACAGATTCTATAATGACGTATTTAAACTCACGCAAAACGAGGAATACACGTTCAAAGAGATATTTCCGGATATTGATCTTGCAAATAAGTCATCCGAGAAGAATGAACTTTACTTTTCTCCTACAGAAGCATTTGCAACGCTGACTTGCCGAGGAATTGACGGAACATGGACCGGTGCGGTTGATATTAGTTCGGACGGATACTTATATGTTGATGATATGGTTCGTGATCGTACCGAATCATTGAGTCCTATTCGATTGGAGAACAGATACCAGGATTACTTAAATGTCCTTGTTGACCGTAAAAATGACGGGTCCAAGGAACTTATGGTCGGTACTCGTTGGAATGTTTATGATCCACTCGGACGAGTAGAGACGGAGAATGCGAACAATCCGCGCTACAGATTCCGGAAGATTCCTGCATTGGATGAAAACGATGAATCCAATTTCCAATACGATTACGGAAAAGGATTTTCTACAGAATATTACAGGAAGATGCGCGATCGTCTGGATAAAAACGAATGGATGGCTAAATATCAGCAGAGACCATTTATTCGAGAGGGATTACTCTTCCCATTGGACGAGTTGAATTATTACAACGGAGTGCTGCCGGATGGAGATTGTATCACGGCTGCTGCCTGTGATGTTGCGTGGGGAGGTGGCGATCACCTGTCGATGCCTTTTGGAATTTCATTCGGTGGCGATGACGGACCTATATACATTCCAGATTGGATTTTCAATAAAGGTGATAAATACGTTACAAAACCTCTTGTTGTGGCAAAGACGTTGCAACATAAGCCTAATATGGAGCGTTTCGAGGCTAATAACGGCGGGGATGAGTACGCGGAAGACATTGACCGCCTATTACGAGAACAAGGCTTTAAAACTAATATCTCTTGGGCGAAAGCAAGCAACCAAGTGGGAAAGATGGCAAAGATTATACAGTATGCGCCGGATATTAAGCGAAGGTGTTATTTCCTTAAGCCGGAACTACAGAGCCAAGAGTATAAGGCGGCAATGGAAGAACTTGGAATAATCGTTCAAGTTGGCAAAAACGAGCATGAGGATAGTGCGGACGGACTGGTTCAACTGGTTCAGTTAGTAGACGGCGGCGTGACAAAAGTCGAGATTATGAGCCGGGCGGAACTTGGAATATAAGGGAGAGTGGTATTTTGAATAAAAGAAATTTGAATCTTGAAAAATATGGTATTTCCGGTAAGAGATACAAAGAGCTTTGCGGATTTTGTGAACAATATCCGGAGTGGAAAAATCAGTTGAAATTCAGTAATGATACGGTTAAGAGCATTGAAATTACAGATATGCCGATCACACATAACAATGCGGATGCTACCGGCAATCTGGCAATTAAGCGAATCGGATTGGAAGAAAAATGCCGGCTGATTGAGGAAACTGCAGAACAGGCCGGAGAGGATTTGAGCCAATACATAATCAAGTCTGTGTGTTATGAGGTTCCGGTCACATATCTGATCGCCTGTGAGGGGATGCCAATTGGAAAATCGGCATTTTATGAGATGCGCAGGCACTTTTTCTATCTTTTGGATATTAACAAGGGATAATGAGAATGCGGAAAAAAAGGACATACTTTCGTGATATAGTGATAGTGTCGAAAGAATTGAGAGAGCCATGAATGAGAGTTCATAGGCTCTTTTTTGGTGCTTGGAGGTTGATATAGTGGAGCTTTTCGGAAGAAAGCAGATATTTTGTGACAAAACGAATATTGACAAGACAAATATCCTTGAAGTTCTCGGAGAAGCATACGCTATTCACGAGCAAAATAGGGCAGAAATGCTTTATCTGTTTGAGTATGTGAAAGGCAGACAGCCTATTCTTGATCGTGAAAAACAGATCCGGCCAGAAATCAATGAGAAGATCGTTGATAATATGGCATCTGAAATTCTTGAATTTAAGCTCGGCTATGAGTTCGGTTCTCCGATTTCATATGTCCAGAGGGCAAGAAAGGATATTAAGAGCCGGAATGCTCTTTTTTCTTTTTTCAAAAAACTGTTCACATCAGATGAAAGTAAAAAGGAAGATCTAAGGGTTTCTGCCATCAATGAAATGATGGTGGAAGAATGTAAAGCGGCAAAAGACCTGATGCTTGCAAAGGATGTAAAGACTTGTGGCGTTGGTTATCGTTTGATTCTTCCGAAGAAGATCAAAACCGGAGTTTCGGTATTTGATCTGTTAGTGCTGAATCCAATGAACACATTTGTTGTTTATAGTAATGATGCATACCGGGAACCGATTCTTGGAGTTTCCTATTTCCCGCACCGGGATGGAAGCGTTACGTTTGGATGTTATACCAAGACTTCCTATTTCAAGATTGAAATGGGAATAACAAAAGGCTTTGAAGATTGGTTTGAGGAAAAACCAAACACAGTAGGTATGGTGCCGATTATTGAGTATATCAATAATTATGACCGTATGGGATGTTTTGAGAGGGTTATTCCTCTTATGGATGCGTTGAATACCATTGATTCTGACCGAGTTAATGATATAGCACAGCATGTTCAAAACATTCTTTGGGGCGATAATGTTGCACTCGATACGGAGCAATATAAAAAACTTCGTGATGATGGAATGATTCTTACGAAGTCAGAACAGGGCAGAACGGCAACCCTTAAATACCTTGAAAGCGTTCTTAACCAGTCGGAAAATCAGACTTTGGTGGATTATGTAAAGCAGCAGATTCTTGACATTACAAATACGCCGAGCAGATCGGAACTTTCTGGTGGAAGTACCGGAAGTGCAACGAATATGTCTATCGGTTGGATGGCTGCAGAAACGGATGCCAAAGAAAAAGAACAGATTTGGTCGGCATCCGAGCGAAGAGAAACCGCGGTTATCTTAAAAATCATCAAAGATAGCAATGAGGTTGATGCGGACATTGCAGAATTGAATCTTTCAGATATTGAAATCAAATTCTCGAGATCTCGTACATATGATCTTGCGACAAAGTGCAATTCACTGGCAGCACTTATTAGAATTGGAATCGACCCGCTTCGGGCAATTGAAGTGGTTGGATTGTTTACAGACCCGCAACAGGTTGCGCTTGATTCGGCTGAAAGAATTGACCGGATTTTGTTCAAGGATAATCAGACCGGAACGGAAGATACTTCCAATGGCGATCCATACAAGAAAAATCAACCAGATATGTCAGATCAGCCGTCAAAGGTATCTGTTGCTGATGAATAATTGGTATTTTGAGAGCTTAGAAGTAGGCTCTCTTTTTATACATAGCAGGGAAGCTATTTAAAAACGCAAGAGACAAGACAAGTCATTAAAACGGAATCTAATGCGGAGGGAACCGCTTGAACAAACGCAAGGAGGATATTATGGCAGATTTAAAAGAATTATTAGGCGATGCGTACAAAGAGGACATGACTTTCGAGGACATTAACGCAGCTTTAGCGGAGCGTGAGCTTGTCGACAAGAGCCAATATGACGGATTTGTACCGAAAACTCTTCTGGAAAAAGCCAATTCAGAGGCGGCTGACTATAAGAAGAAATGGAAAGCTGCAGCAAGTGAGCAGGAACAGAAGCAGATCGAAGATGCTGAAAAGCAGGCGCAGATTGAAGAGGAATTAAAAACCCTTCGTCGTTCATCAAAGGTATCGGAGTACGAAAAGCAGCATTTGGCTTTGAAGTATGACGAGAAAGATGCCAAGGAGATTGCCGAAGCTCTTTATGATGGCGATATGGACACTGTTTTCCGTTTGCAGAAAAAGCATGAGGAAGCATTACAGAAAGCAATTAAAGCCGATTTGCTGAAAGATATGCCAACTCCTCCGGCAGGAAACCAGACAACTATTGATTACGGCAAGCAGATTGCAGACGCACAGGCGAGCGGTGACATGGCTCTCATGGCTTCATTGATTCGCCAGCAGGCGGCAGCAAATGCGCCAAAACATTAAAATATTATTTTAAAAGAGAGGTTTAAAAATGGCAGATGTATATGCAATGAGTGGAAACACTCCTAATTTTTCCGGTATGCTCTTTAATAAGGGCAACACAAAGACACCGTTCTCAACTATGATCGGTGCGAAAAGAAAATACTCTGGAAGCACAGAGTTCGTAACAGGACAGGAGTACGAGACAGCAACAGGAAGTCAGCCTAAGATTTCAGAAGCGCAGTCTCTTACAGCTCCGAATGCTTCTATTATTACAAGAGAACAGAAAACTAACGTAACGCAGATCTTTCAGGAATCTGTTGGTACTTCTTACGGCAAAATGTCCAATATGGGTACATTAAGTGGAATCAATATTGCAGGGCAGCAGGCTAATCCAATTTCCGAAGAGGATTTCCAGGTTGCAGCAAAGATGGCAAAGATCGGACAGGACATTGAGTACACATTCCTCAATGGCAAATTCCATAAGTCCATAAACGATAATGATGCGAACCAGTCAAGAGGCCTGCTTGAAGCAATTACCACAAATGCCCTTGATGCTGATGGAAAGAAACTTTCTTTCATGCTGGTGTGTGAAGCTTTAAAGTGCATCAAGGAAGCAAACGGAGATATTACAAATATCGTCCTTGGTCTTGATTCCACAAGCAGAATGCAGTTAAATGCTGATGCTGTGGCAAACGGTCTTACAATCGTTGAGAGCGGAAGAGATCTGAATGGTATTGCCGTTGATAAGGTGCTCACACCACTTGGAACCGTATATTTAAGAGATCTGTTTTATCTTCCGGCAGGAACAGTTTCACTGTTTGACCCATTCATTATGGCGCCTGTTGAACAGCTTGTACCGGGAAAGGGCAACTTCTTCTTGGAAGAGTTAGCAAAGACCGGTGCTGGTACTAAGAAACAGATTTTCGGTCAGATTGGACTTGACCATGGTCCTGAATGGTATTCTGCTAAGATTACAAATCTGTCTGCTGAAATGCCAACAGATGGTGATATGGCAAGAAGAATCTTTCCTGTATCAAAGACGGAATCTGATGGCCCTACATCACTTGGAACACTGACAGTTGCATCCGCAGCTGGTGATACAACCGGAAATACAAAGATTACGATTACAGAATCTTTGACAGAGGGTAATTCGTATAAATACAAGGTAAATGAAGCTGAAATGCCTGTTAAGTTAGGACAGTCAGTAAGAACATGGAACGCATGGAATGGAACAGATGAGATCACGGCTGCAAGTGGCAGCGTAATCACTGTTGTTGAGTGTGATAAGTCTTACAACGCTGTTAAGGCAGGCCATATTACCGTGGTATCAAAGACAGAGTAGGAGATGATCTTGAATGGAAGAGCTTTTGAAAGAATTACAAACTGATATGGAAGCCGAACTGGTTTCTGAGTTAAAGAATGATTCGGATAAGGCTCTTTTATCCTCAAAGATTAAGGGAGCCTATCTTACTGTAAAACGGAAACGAAACTACCAGGAACATCATACAGAGGACTTCATAGATGATGATATGCGGTCCATGTATGACATAGTGAGGGAACTTGCCATGTATGATTTTAACCATGTAGGAGCCGAGGGAGAAACGAACCATAGTGAAAATGGTATCAATCGAACTTGGAACCCAAGAACGAACATTTTAAGGGAAGTAATTCCTTTTGCAACGGTTATTCAGAAAGGTTAAGGTGATCCGAATATCTCCCAACCGCAGGGTTAAGCGGTAAAGAAGATTGAGCGTGACCATTTTGCCAATGTCGGCAATATGGTTGCAGGCGGCGCACGTTAAGCGGTGGTGGGCGGTGCGCCAAGATACAACAAAAGCGGGTTGATCAGACCCGCTAAAGTTGTCTTGTCTTTAGTTTTTATGCGTTAGTAAGAATAGTGCTATAAACACAAAGGTTAAGCATATGAAACTGAACATCTCCGGTTTCATGTTGCAAATGAAAGCGTGTAGCGCAACAAATATGCGTTCACCATATGTACTAACAAACAAAAGGACAAGATCCAAGAAATCTTCCCATTTGAAATTAAATTTCTTCATAGTCTTGCTCCTTTAAGGTTATTTTCTTGGGGCAATTAGCAATTTCGTACCTATAACCCCAAGCGAGCAAGAACTACAATGGGAATTGATGCAAGACTATACGGTAAATGGGATATACCGTGTGCTAAATCCGTGACTTATTCACGAAAATAAAACGTGTGTCTTTTATATCGTAGACATAAGTTTTCAGTTGCATGCACCTCTTTCATGTAATATTCACGCTTTCAACTATAGAATACTACAAAAATTGCGAGGATTCAACAAAATATGCGTTCATTAAAAAAGAACAAGCAACCGTTCTATTACGCCACCTACGATGCCGAAAAAAAGGTATATGACCGTGACGAGGACGGAAATATCAAATACATAGAAATTGACGGAGAACAGATTCCAGTCGAGATAGGAACAGAACCAGGTTATAATGACCCGGTTCTTTTTTATGCCAACATTTCCGCGGGTAAGGGTGATGTGCAGGCTGATGTGTTCGGAAGTAGCGTTGATTATTCCCGGACTATATCTACTTGCAGTATGGATTGCCCGATTACCAAGTTGACACGGCTATGGATTGGCTGTGAGCCACAGTACAATGAGGACGGTTCTGTAAATGGCGATAGTGCAAATTATGAGGTTGCCGCACCACCAGCAAAAAGTCTGAATGGAATCGTGATTGCGATTAAGGAATTACCGGAGGGTTGATGTATGGTATTGTCAAAGTTAGCTGAAAAGTGTAAGGCTTGCCAGAAAGTTGATTCGTGCGACCATAAGAAAATGGAGATGTGCGCATTGGCAGAGTTTCCACAAAGGGCAATGGCAGAAGTTACAACTGTGGCATCGGTAAGTGCCATGGCTCCGGTTCTGCGAGAACGGATTGACAGTCCATTAAGTTCATTTGCGTACAAAGATGAACTTGAAAAGGCATTAAATGATGCTCATTTCGGAAACAGACTTATGATGTATGGAGCGTGAAATATGGAAAACAGAAAAATCAATATTCTTGGAACTGAATACACGATTGAAACTCACAAAGTGTCAGAGGACAGTTATTTGGAAAAAAATAAGCTGGCCGGATATTGCGGAGAAGATAGCAAGCTGATTGTAATTGCGGATATGTCGGAGGAAAAGTATTTCTCTGGAATGGACGAAAAAGAGCAAGAGGTATATCGAAAGAGAACCTTAAGACACGAAATCATGCACGCATTCTTGAATGAGAGTGGATTATCTGATTCCTCAAATCAGTACGGCGGTGCATGGGAGAAGAATGAGGAAATGGTTGATTGGTTTGCTATCCAGTCTCCGAAGATTTTCAAGGTGTATACGGAGTTAGGGATTATTGATACGTCGATTCCAAGTACTCCACCATTAAAAGCAGGGTCTTTTGACATTGAATGCCAGCAAACAAAAGCTGCTTTTGAGAATTTAGGAAAAGGTTTGCAAAGGTTGAGACGTTTATATGAGTGAGCCAATCACATTCGGCTTATCCGTAGCCGAAATTGACAAAGCAATCAAAGAGTTGCGTGAATATTAAAACAGCCTTGATTCCAAGTGTCAACAGCTTTGTGAGCGTCTTTGCAATGAAGGTATTAAGATTGCACAGGCTCATATCGGCAGCAGTGGATTTGGTAAGTATATTCGCTTATCCTCTGAAATCACACCGGAGAAAGCCGGATGCAAGGCAATCTTCTTTATGGAAGATACACAGAAGATTGTGAGCAAATGGCAGAATCAGGATGGTGTGCAGAGCAAAGAGATAAGCCCAAGTTTAATGCTATGTTTTGGTGCTGGACTAAAAGCTCAAAACCCTACAAATGTTCCAAAAGTTGGAATGGGAAGTTATGGAGAACACGGTTCAGACCCTGATGGTTGGTGGTATATGGACTTAAATGGTGTTTGGCATCATTCCAATGGAATTGAGCCTAAAATGCCGATGTACAACGCGGCTAAAGAATTAAAAGAGAAAGTTGTTTCAATAGCGAAAGATGTTTTCAAATCATAGAGAGTAACGCATGGCAGTGTATGTTCCTGCCACTCTTCGATATTTGTTCAAGACGTAGCGAAACGTTGCGTCTTATTTTTATGAATTTGGAGGAGTGATACTTGAAAAGAAACGAAAAAGGACAATTCGTAAAAGGGTCTGTAGGAAACGATTTGACTGGGCGAAAATTCGGACAACTTGAGGTAATTGAATTATCAGAGATAAGAAATCGTCGTTCATATTGGCGTTGCAGATGCGATTGTGGGAAAGAAAAAATTGTCAGAAGCGATGCTCTAATTTCATACAAAACAATTTCTTGTGGTTGCTTAAAAAAGAAACAAGATATTATCAATTTGCACATTGTAAACCAACATGGACTTACGCATCATCCAGCATACAATATTTGGTTTTGCATGATGAATCGGTGCTATTCAAAATCTAATACTTTCTATAAAGATTACGGCGGTCGCGGAATTTCTGTTTGTGATGAGTGGCATGATGTAAGAAATTTTTGTAAATGGGCGGATGAAACAGGGTTTCGAAAATCGTTAACCATTGAACGTATAGATGTGAATGGCAACTATGAACCATCAAATTGTACATGGATAACACAGGCAGAACAAAGCCTTAACAAAAGGAACACTATTAGAATTTGGTATGACGGCAAAATGATGCCGTTGCTAACCGTGGCAAGGAGACTTGGAATTAAAGATGTAACAGTACACAGCCGGTGGAAGTTGGGAATTAGAGACACAGAAAGATTGTTATACAGAGGTAGCTTATATGACTATAACAAAGAGCAGAGACTAAAGGCGGCTGGAATGGAAGGTGATTGAATGGCAGGATTTGATTGGAATGAATTTTTCGCCGCGTTTAAGGCAAATATGAAAAAAGAATATCCGAAGTGTACTGTTGACCGTTACACTACCCCAAAGCAATCACAGTTTCCATATTGTGACGTTGCACTTGGCGATAATTCCGGCGGTCACTATGATTTAGAGGGCAACGAGGGTTCGCAGAATCCCTTGATTGTGCTTTCTGTATATGCAACCGGAAGTACTGCAGACGGTATATGCAATCAGATCAGCCTTGCGGCAAAGAAAGTCATGCTATCATATGGCTTTCAATGCAAAGTCGGTCCCATACCGGCCACAAATGCAACTGACCCGAATGTAAAACGTTGGGTTGGGCGTTATCAGCGCATTTTCGGAAGTGGAGATGAACTGATGAAATTAAATTGAATGTTCCCGGTATTATGTCGGTAGCAGATAAACGAAACTTGGAGCCGAAAGGCTCTTATTTTTATGCACCGGACACGCACTCGAGACGTGTTCGCTGACCGCGTTAGATAGCGGTAGAAAGGATTTAAAGTATGCAAGCAGGAATTTCTACACTTGGTATTACTTTTGGTTACGGCGTTGAATCTACAGCCGGAACAAAGCCAACATCATTTAAGCAGTTGCACAGAATCAACAAACTTGGCGGCATTTCAATTTCTAATGAGAAGATTGATGCATCGGCACTTGAGGATTTCGTCAAGAGATATGTTCAGGGTATCGGCGATACAGGCGGCGAGTTCCCAGTAACTGTCAATTTTACACCGGAAACTAAGAAAGAGTGGGCGGATGTTATTTCAGCTTACAAGGCACTTACAGGTGGTAAGGCTATGTGGTTTGAAACCGTTATTCCGGGATTCGATGAGAGCTTTTTCATCGTGGCGCAGCCACCAACAGCAATCCCACAGCCGGAACTCGATCAGAACAATCTTCTGACAATCGACATGAACCTTACAATCGACGATTATAAGGGCATGGAAACAACCGTTGCACTGACAACGGGGGAATAACAGGCTCTGACGATCATAAGTCAGCAAACGATCAGAGCAAAAATACTACAGATGCTGGCACAACTAAACCATGACATAGGTATGGGGCGGTCTCCGGACTGCCCCTTTCCCTATAAATTAAATTTCTATCAGAAAGGGAAAGGTAAAACAGTATGACAACTTTAGTTATCAATGGAAACGAATACAATATCAAATACGGCTACTTGGCAACAGCGCGCTGCGGTGTGATTGACAAGGTGCAGGAACTGGAAGATATGACAAAAGACGGTGATGAATTAAATATGGAAGATATTAACAAGGTTCTTAAGATCTTGCCAGAGCTGCTTCTTGCCGGACTGCAGAAGTGTCATTCGGACGAGTTCGGATATGATTATGATACGGAAGATGGAAAGAAAGAAGCCTTAGATAAGGCATACATCCTTTTGGATGATTACTTTGACGAGAACGACAAGACAGATATTATTGACCTGTTTAATATTCTCACAGACGAAATGGTTAAGAATGGTTTTTTAGCGAATGCGCTCCGGGAGGGAGCGGAAACACAGGGGCAGAAGCCGAAGGCTCCGGCGAAGAAAACAACTCGGACTACCAAGAAAGCCACAGCCTAACATGGGAAACGTACCAATCAATGGTACTTCCCTATTGGCTTTTAATAACACAGGGGTACGGATTCACGCCGGACGATATAGGCGAAAGCTGTCCGGCTGATCTGAAACCCTATGAAGATGCATATTCGCTTAAAATGAAACAGCGGGATGCAGAAATGTGGTCATGGTTCGGCAGATATGGTACATCTGCGGTTGGCGTGGCAGTTGACCATATCTTAAATGGACGCAAGGCAACTTCTGAATATGTCAAGCAACCACTCACACAAGAGCAGGAAGCGGCAGAAAGAAATATTCAGAAACAGCGAGAGTTGTTCGTTGCACAGCTTGAAGCTATGAAAACGAACTTTGAGTTGTCTCATCCGAAAAAGAATAAATGATATTTCAAGGGCGGTAGGGGTCAAATCCTATCGCCTTTTTAACCGGCTATCAATGTGGAAGATAGTCGCTAACCTAAAAAAGTTATAGGAAGTTGGTGGAAGAATGGCAGATCTTGATTCTCTGCAAATTAAAGTAAATGCAAGTGCGGCAGATGCAAGCAAGTCCTTAGAAAAGCTTGCGGCAAGCATGAAAAGCCTGCGTGACAACTTAAATGTTGACACACAGAAATTGCAGGGTATTGCTACCAGCATCCGCAATCTGTCTGATGCGGCAAGTGGGTTTAAAGGTGGAAAATCCACTGAGCTTACATCCCTGTCGCGTGCATTGAAGTCTTTCAATGGCATTGACACGAATTCTATTTACGGCATCACTGCGGCGCTGAAAAACCTCACAAACGGTCTTTCCGGTGCAAAGAACATTGATGTAAGTGGAATTACCGGAGTTGCTGCTTCACTTGCCAAACTGGGCGGCAAAAACGCTACAACAGGTGTTTCTAACCTGTTGTCAATGAAAGATCAGCTTGCACAGTTCATCACTGGCATGAATAGTGTCGGATCGTTAAACTTTGATGTGTCCGGGCTGTCAAATCTCATTGCCGGTCTGTCAAGGATGGGCGGCAAGGCATCCACACAGGCTACCAAGAATCTGCCTACGATTTCTGCACAGTTGCAGAATTTCGTTCGTCAGATGAACAAGATTGGTTCATTCAACTTCGATATGACCAATCTTTCACAGATGGTCACTGCCATTGGTAAACTTGGTAGCGTGGCATCTGGCAGGGCGGTAAATAACATTCCTCTGCTTGCAAAGAATCTGAATGAGTTATTTGTAACTCTTTCAAAAGCTCCTAATGTCAGCGGGAACATCATCCGCATGACAGAAGCACTTGCAAATCTATCCGCAGGATTAGGACGGACGAGAGGTGCTACAGATAGGGCATCAAGTGGTTTTAGCCTGTTTGGTAAGAGCGCTGACAGTATGAAAACTAAATCCTTTTCTCTTGCATCCGCAATCGGAAAGGTATATGCAACATACTGGTCATTGTTCCGGGCGGTTGGTTTACTTAGAAATGCTATTGATATTTCATCCTCATTAACCGAGGTTGAGAACGTTGTAAGACAGACATTCGGAATATACGAAAATCTGATTAACGATTTTTCAAAGACTTGCATTGAAAAATTCGGTATGTCTGAACTGTCTGCAAAGCAGTTCGCAAGTCGTTTCCAAGCAATGGGAACTGCCCTTGATATTCCACAAGGGCAGATGGCGAAAATGTCTATCCGGTTGACAGAATTAGCCGGAGATATGGCTTCATTCTATGATGTGAGCCAAGAAGATATTGCCAAGAGTCTGCAATCTGTATTTTCCGGTACTACGGCACCTATGCGGCGTTATGGTATCGACTTGACACAGGCAACATTAAAGGAATGGGCATTAAAGCAGGGACTTGATGCGAACATTTCATCAATGACGCAGGCTCAAAAAGCTATGTTGCGTTATCAGTATGTGCTTGCGCATACAACCAATATTACCGGAGATTTCAAACGTACAGCGGATTCTTGGCATAACCAGATAACCATGCTTAGAGAGAACTTCAAAGCGCTTGGAGCGGTTGTTGGTGGTGGTTTAATCAATGCATTTAAGCCATTTATCAAGGTACTCAATGCAGTTCTGCAAAAGGTGATTTCTTTTGCGGAAATGGTCACAAATGCTTTAGGTTCAATCTTTGGATGGAGATATGAAGCAAGCAAGGGCGCCGGACTTGGTGGACTTGCTGATGATATTGGAAGTGCGTCTGATGGTATGGATGATCTTGCCGGTTCTTCCGGTGATGCCGCAAAAAATACCGGAAACGCCGCAAAGAAAGCTAAAGATCTTAAAGATAATGTCAACAAGGCAGTTCGTGCGTTTGATGAATTAAAGACCATATCACTTCCAGATAAGAAATCAAATTCCGGTTCCGGTTCTGGAAACAAAGGCTCCGGTTCTGGCTCTGGTGATGGTGGCGGCGATACCGGGAAATTGGTTAAAACCGACACTATTTATAAGGATTTCGTAAGCAACATAAAAGACCTTGAAGGACTTGGAGAAGCAATCAGAGACGCGCTTGTTAAAGCTGTTGGTGGTATTGAATGGGATAAAATCTATAAGAAAGCAGAAAACTTCGGAACTGGACTTGCAGATTTCCTTAATGGTTTATTTTCAGAAGATAAAAACGGAAACAGTGTATTTACTGCAACAGCAGATGTTATAGCCGGAGCCTTAAATACTGTATTATTTGCATCAAAATCATTTACAGATAAATTTAAGTTTGAAACTTTTGGCAATAACATAGCACATGGATTCAATCGCTTTTTTAAAAAATTCAAATGGAAAAAGTGCGCAGAAGCTATCAATGGATGGGTTGATGGATTCTGGAAGTTTGTAAGAGGATTTTTTGACGGATTAAGTTGGAAAGATATTTTTAATGGATTAAGAACATTTCTCACGAATTTGTCTCCAAGTTCCATAATGACCATACTTGGAGCTGCAGCACTTAATAAACTGGGGAAAAATTTCTATAAATTACTAAAAGATGCTCTTACAAAGAATCTTGATACGAAGTTAAGTAATGCGATAACAAAAAAACTAAGCGGGGTAAAGTTGGGTGGAGGTATAGCCGGAACCCTTGCAACGGGATTTTTGATTACAGCTACGGTTGCTGTGGCTTTAAAATTTACAAAAGATTTCAAAGAATGGCGAGACAATATAAAAAAGTATGGATGGAGCGAAGGAAGAAAGAGATCTGCAGAGAGCAATCCGGCAAATCCATATAAAAACGGAAGGGCTGTTTCTATTGAGGATAGAAAAAATTCCGCGTATGGAAATAAAGCAAACCCGTATGATAAAAATAGTAACTTCTCAAAGAATTTACAAGATATAAGCAACAAAATATCTGATTGGTGGGGAAGCGTTAGGGATAAGGCAAGACAGAATTCAAATTTGAATTCTGCTAATCCATATAATTCCAATAGCAAGTATTCGGGAAAAACGGAAAAAATTAAAAATGCCGCAAACCCATATGATACAAACAGCGTAAAATCTCACAAAACGCTTGAATTTCAAGCTAAAATCAAGACAAAAGCGTCTGAATTATGGACGAAATTAAAATCTGACTGGGATAAGATAAAAAATAAATATGCAGATTTTAAGGGCAGAATAAAAGATAATGCTAAAGAATGGTGGGAAAATACAAAGAAATACTGGTCTAAAAAAGTCGGTAAAGTGAAAGAATTCACGACAGACGTTAAAGATTCTGCTAAAGAATGGTGGGATAACACCCAAAAGTATTGGAATCAAAAAGTCGGACAGGTCAAGAAATTTACAACCGCCGTGAAAAATGATGCTGCTAAGTGGTGGGAAAATACCCAGAAGTACTGGAATCAAAAGGTTGGTAAGGTAAAAGAGTTTACTACAGGCGTAAAAAATAAAGCCGCAGAATGGTGGTCTAATGTTAAAAAATGGTGGGAAAGCACCATTGCCGGAAAAGAAGTAAAGAAATTTACTGCAAATGTCAAGAAAGCCGGAGGAACATGGTGGAAAGATGTAAGCAACGAATGGAAAGAAAAGGTTATCAATGCTGGAAGAACATTGAAAATTGGTATTTCATTTGCCGCGGATGCTCTGAAAAACCTGTGGTCTAGCGTATCGACATTCTTTAGCGGCAAAACAGTAAATGTAAAAACAAAAGGCTCTGCGGCTAAGAAAGCCGACGGCGGAGTATTCTCCGGTGGCCGTTGGCATGACATTAAACGGTACGCGGCAGGCGGTGTCCCGAATGTCGGACAGTTGTTCTGGGCGAATGAAGCCGGACCGGAACTTGTTGGAACGCTTGGCGGTCATACGGCAGTTATGAATAACGATCAGATTGTTGCGTCCGTATCGGATGGCGTTGCAAAAGCCGTAGCGGCTGTGCTTGGCTCAAACAAAAGCGGCAACCAACCAATCCAGATTACACTTGACGGAAAGGTTATTTTCGATAGCACAAGAGAATATGCGAATGATTACTTCCGCAGAACCGGAACCAATCCATATCCGGTATGAGCTAATGACAAACTACCTTGTTTGTGGTATATTTGATGTATATTACAGGCAAGGAGGAATTTGTTTATGAAACAAAGTAAATTCGGAATAGTAAGTCTTGTGTGCGGAATAGTTGGCATTTTGTTGGCATGTGTTGCCATAGGTGCCGTACCAGCAATAATCGGTCTTGTTTGCGCAGTGATTGCATTTACGCAAAAAGGAAAAGGACATGGTACTGCCATTGCGGGCTTGATCTGTTCAATAATTGCAATAATTATTTTCGTTTTCGCATCGCTTATATTTGATGGAGATGATTCAGATAAGCCTAAAAAGGTCGAAAACAGCCAAGAGACAGAGGCTGTGGATAATGCAACAGAAGCGAGCGAGGAAGTTTTTAAGGTAGGCGATGTTGCAGAAACAGAAGATCTACGCATAACATTTTTAAAAGCTGAACCGTTTAAAAATGAATATGACGAAGCATCAAAAGGGAATGAGTATTACAAATTTGAGTTTGAATTTGAAAATATATCTGATTCCGACCAATATATTTCTTCGGCTGGCTTTAATTGTTATGCGGATGGATATGATTCAGAAATGGCATATGCTGATGAAGGAAAAGCTCTTGACGCAACATTATCTCCTGGAAAGAAAACAAAAGGAATTGTTTGTTTTGAAGTACCGAAAAACTTTAAAGATATTTCACTCGAATATGAAACTGATTTTTGGAATGAATCAAAGGTTTGCTTTGAGGTGAAAAATAAATAATTACAGACAAGGGCATTAAAATACAGGGAAGGAGTTACATATGAAAATGTTTAAGAAAATTTTTGCAGTAGCGGCGTTATCGCTTTCAATGCTGACAACAAGTGTAGCGGCGCAGAACATTGTTGGTACACAGGAGATTGCACAGGCGGCAACCGTTAAGCTGAGCAAAAAGTCTGTTACACTTGATGTTGGTAAAACACAGAAATTGAAAGTTTCCGGAACAAAAGCCAAGGTTAAGTGGAGTTCAACAGATGCCAGTGTAGCAAAAGTAAGCCAAAGCGGTGTCGTGACTGCGGTATCGTCTGGAAGTACAACAATCAAAGCAAAGATTGGAAAGAAAACTCTTTCGTGCAAAATTACAGTGAAGGAAAAAATCAATAAGTTAGTATACGAGGATTCCAATATCAGAGTTTACTTTACCGGGTTGAAGAAAGACACATACCCAGATGAACTGATTGCTTGTTTGACGATCGAAAATTTGTCTGACAATAATTTGGAGATTAACAATTCCGATTCAACGTCTATCAATGACACTATGGTTGACGCTACTCTGTATCAAGAACTTGCACCACATAAGAAAGCGTATGTGACTATGTTCACTTATGATGATTACGCCGTTGGGCTGTCACTTAATGAAATAACAGATATTCAAACATCATTAGTGGTATGGGATGAAGATTCAATTGATAGTGATTATTATACAACAGAACCGATTAGTTTATTAAAATAATGTAATAAGCCGTGGAAACGCGGCACAGCAAGGCACCCTAATGGGTGCCTTTTGTGTACTCGAAAATATGTTCAGATTGCACAGCAAGCAGAGAGGGGTGTATAATATGGATAATACAAAAGAAAGAAGGTATAAGTTTATGAGACTATACAATATCTATTATATTTGCTGTGTGTGCAAAGATGAGATAGATAAAAATGTTAAAGTTCAGACCGTAAAAAATGCAAATGGGCAAATTGTTAAATACATGGTCATGGGATGGCCAGAACTGAAGGAATCATTGAAACAGTTAAATAATATTTCGTTTATGCGTAATGTTGTTGAAAAAGTGTACTGCACTATAGATTCATTGGATAGAGATAACCAACAACCTACGTTGTCTCCAACGAGAAAGGAAAGATTTGGCGTTGTTTTAGATGAATTAAAAATTTCTCTCAAAGCAATAAAGAATTTATATGAATCATTAGATATTGGGGAATCTCATGTTGGTATTGATGTTAAAATTCCAAAGTGTGAATCTCTGAAAGAGTATATGGATTACCTAAAGGAGATTGATTTTATTTTCACACAATGCCCTTATTTGCTGGCAAATGATGAAGAAATAAAATTCAATAACGTTGATGTTGGTTCACAATGGTTATCGTTCTTTTTAGCGGCTTCGGGAACATTTGGAATACTTAACAATCTTGCAAAGCTTGTAAGTAAAGCAATGGCTATAAAATCTAATATTCTTATTTACAAACAGCAGGAAGAACAGTTGGCGGCTATGCGATTAAAAAATGAAGTCATGGAAGAAACAGTCGATGTTTTCAAAAAAATGAAACAGAAGGTTTTGAACGATAGCGTAAGTGATCTTGAATCTGAACTTGGAGAGTTACAAGATGGAGAAGAACGCGGAAAAGTCGAGAAAACATTAGAGAAGATGGTAATGTTGATGGATAAAGGAGTTGAAATTTATTCGTCAATAGAGACACCAAATGAAATAAAAGTACTTTTCCCGGAAACTAAAGATAATCCAATTCTCCCAGATAATCTTGTGAAATTATTAGAAAAGAAAGAAGATACGGAAAACAAAAAAGAAGAATAAATGCAGTTATTATAACATCTACCACACGGTAGGTGCTATTTTTATACCCAAAATTACCGACTGTCAATCGGAGACAGCCGCAAACCCAAACAGTTAGGTGGTGGAAACATGGCATACGGCGGTTATCTGCTGAAAATCGGAGATTACAAGATTGATGCGAAAAAGTACATAAAGTTTGATTCTTATAGTCCGTATGTAAATATGCAGGATCTTGAGCCGTGGACGGACAGCAACGGTTATCTGCACCGGAAACCTGTGAAATTGAAAGTTGCTAAGATTGAATTTGAGACTCCGGCCGGACTTACCAACACAGAGTTTGCAGAGTTTATGAGAAATATCCGGAAGCAGTACACGGATGCAAACGGGCGGCAATGCTATTTCACCGCCTACATCCCGGAATACGATGATTATGTCACGCAGTTCGGGTATATCGCGGATTTTCAACCGGGTATTTACGGCATCAAAAACGGAGAAATCATTTATGATGCAATTAAGTTTTCAGTGATCGGGGGTGTATATCATGGATAAAGAACTGTATTTCAAAGAATATGCCGATAAGCAGATGCTGATTTCTGTTGACGGCACGAAGATTGCTTTTGATAACTCCATGATTGAATCCGAAGCCTTTGAGATGGATGAAAGTCTTTGTTCGGAATCCGAATTGAAGTTTGGCTCCTGTGAAGCGAATAGTGTGAAATTTACAGCCCACAACACGCCGGGCAGTATCGTAGGTAAGAATATCACGATCACAGAAACGGTTGACGGAGATACGGAACATCCGTTCCAGTATGGCAAATACAAGGTTTATTCAGATGTGCCAAGCAGTGACCGGACAAAGCGTGAAATTACGGCATATGATGCCATGTACGACATTATTAATGCGGATGTAAAGTCTTGGTATGCCGGACTTAGTTTCCCAATGAGCCTTAAACAGTTCCGGGACAGCTTTTTCAAATACTTAGGCATTGAACAGGCGGCGGCGACATTGCCTAACGATTCCATGACGGTCAATAAGACGCTTGTTGCCACACAGACGGACGATTCCAGCGCGGTCACAGAAGAGTCCGCTATCAGTGGAAAAACGGTTGTGACGGCAATATGCGAGATCAATGGATGCTTCGGGAACATGAACCGGGATGGAAAGTTTGAATATGTCTTTCTGAAAGCAATCACAAGCGCACTTTATCCGGCAGAGGATTTGTTCCCAGCAGATGATCTGTTCCCAAGTGATGCAAACACGGAGTCCATGACCGGGCATTACATTTCCTTTGATTACGAGGATTTCCAGTCGCAGGCGATTACACAGCTTGAAATTAAGACGAGTGATGATAATGCTGGGGCTATCGTGGGAACTGCAGGAAATAACTATTCGATTACCGGGAATTTTATCGTGAGCGATAAAACTGGGGCAGAACTTGAACAGATTGCGAATAATTTGTTGCCAATTATGGCGCAGGCAGCATATACGCCGATCAAAAGTTGTACATGTGTCGGCAATCCTTGTCTGATGCTTGGTGAACCTATTCGGTTTAATACTTCCCGGGAGATTGTGGAAACGTACCTTTTGCAACGGATATTAACCGGTGTGCAGTGCAAGAGAGACTCCATAACAGCGCAGGGTACACAGACTCATGCGGCAAAGGTTAATTCGATTCGTGATACGCTTGAAAGCGTGCAGAGACGGACAAGCAAGTTGGAGAGAAACGCTGATCATCTGCTATCCACATATGAGGACTTAGAAAAAAATACCTCTACGAGATTCGAACAGACGGATGAATTGATTGCTACAGAAGCAAAGCGTGCTACAGATGCAGAGGGCAAATTGGAATCTTCGTTTAAAGAAACCGCCGATTCTATTCAGATGGAAGTGAGCAGAAAGGTCGGGGAAGATGAAATTCGAAGCAAGTTTGCCATGAGCCCGGAAAATGTAAACATTGAATCCGGACAGATAAACTTTAAGTCAAACACGCTAACCATTGATTCCACGAATTTCCGGCTTGATGAATATGGAAAAGTGACCATCGTGGATTCACTGGATTTTGATTCAACAGCACTTGGCGATGATATTGCAATTATCGGGCTTGACGGAAGGGGCAGACCCATGCTGCAAAACATACGCATTGACCTAGACACTGTAACAGATCAGAATGGGGAAGTCATAGGGGATCATGCGAGCACGGCAGACCATGCAACATCTGCAGATTCGGCAACGACTGCAGAAAGCGCAAGACAGTGCATCATGGCGTCGACAGCATATTATTTAAAAGGTATTGGAGTAAGTGATTACGTACACATTTCAGACAACGGAAACTTAATTCCAAGTTCTAGTTCTGTGTATTGTGGAACTACACCCAATCCATTTGCTGGTGGGTATTCTTCCGGTGGTTGGAAAACAACGTCTGACCGCAGAAAGAAAAAAGATTTCCGAAAGCTGTTAGAGGATGATCGGTTTGAAAGATTTTTCGAGTTGTTACAACCGATGGAATATCGGCTTATAGAAAATGATGAGAAAATGCACATGGGATTTGTTGCACAGGATGTCGAACAGGCAATGACGGATTGTGACATATCTGAAAATGAGTTTTACGGACTGGAACATACAGTATTCTCCGAAAAAGATTTTGAATCTAATGAGGAATGGGAAAAATTCTTAGAGCAGAATGGTGGCGCAAATGATATGTATACATTGTGCTATCAAGAGTTTATTGCGCTTAACACTGCCATGATACAGAAATTGCAGAACAGATGTAACGATTTTGAACAAAGATTATCAGCGCTAGAAAGGATGAACCATGCAGAAAATATATAGTCGTATCAAATGGGAGAATCTTCCCAGCGAAAAAACAGCGGTAAATGAATCTAATCTTAACAAGATGGACTTGGCAGTTGACAATCTGGATGATCGTGTGGTTGCTATGGATGCGTCTAAGGTTGATTTGGCAAAGGCAAATGAGCTTGTGAAAGAAATTCTGTGGGATGAATCCAAGGGAACGATCACTGTTGTGAAAATGAACGGTTCCAAAGCAGTCATTGATACTAAGTTGGAAAAGCTGGCCGTAAACTTTACATATGATCCGCAGTCGCAGCAGTTAATTATCACACTTGATGATGGCACCACGCAGAATGTTGATTTGTCTGCGCTGATTACAGAATATGAATTTCTTGATTCCGATACGATCGCATTTGAGATTACAGACGGCAAAATCAAAGCTATCGTAAAGAATGGTTCCATTACGGAAGATATGCTGCAGCCGAACTTCTTGGCAGATGTTAAAGTTGAAGCCGAAAAAGCGAAAGCATCAGCATCCGCTGCGGATGCGTCAGAAAAGGAATCCACGGTACAAGCTAATCTATCCAAAGAGTATGCGGATAAGGCCAAGGAATACAGCGATAACATTGATAAAAAAGCTCATCTGGCAACATTTGATGTGAATGAGGACGGCGAGCTGATCTATACAGATAACACAGCAGATGTGTTTACCGTTGATGATGACGGAAATTTGAATTGGGAGGTGGCTTAAATGGCTATAGCAGGAAGAGTAGCAATTGTGCCAAAAGGTGATTGGAGCGCAAATGCTACATATAAGAGATTGGATGCAGTGACTTATAACAATACGCTTTATTTCGCAAAAAAGGAAGTTCCAGCAGGAACGGCAACGAGCAATACAGAGTATTGGTCTAAGTCTATCGTGGGCGGTGCTGGTGCGATTGCAACGAAAGAGGATGCCGGAAATGTAAAACCGGCAGACGGACTTACAGTTGCAGAAGATGGAACGCTTAAAGTTAACGTTGATGGCACAACGCTTACGATGGACCAGGTCAACAACGTTATAAAGTTGGCTGATACCTTAAAAGAGAAAATCAATGGAGCATTTCCAGCAGCAAACTTAATCAACAATCTTACAACCACAGAAGCCGGATTTGGGTTGGATGCACGGCAAGGGAAAGCCTTGGATGATAAAATCACCGAAATAAACGGCAGTTTAAGCAGCGTTACTAGGATCTATGGAGAACTTATAGCAGGAGCAAACCTAGAAATGAGAGCTGGCTCTATATATAATGCAATTTATATATTTGGAAAATTGGTTATGATTTCTTTCTCAGTAATGGTAACAGCCGATCTTAACAACGGACAAGAGTTAGCAGAATTACCAAAGCAATTACAAACTAAAATTGAATGGAATAATCTTAGTGGTGAAATATTGTCAAACGGTTATTGTCCATTTGTTTTTTCAGATAATAAACAATGCGTTTATATCCGAACAGATAATATGGTCGTTCATGCTGGTGATGAAATCCGAGTTTGGGGGATTGGATTTCTAAGATAATTGTGCAAACTGTTTAATAACTGGATAGCAAATTATTGTTGGACACATTATACTATGGTCGCTTAAATATAGTGGACAATGCTAAAATTATATGGACTAAAATTAACTGATTCTTACCCAGCCAATCCATCCAATAATAGGATCACCATATGCATTATAATGGTTTATGTAAATTCCATCCAAAGCCGTAGGAATAAAAACAAGTAGTCTCCACATTTTCTGACTTCCATATACTATAAATAAGAAACCATAATCTCTGTTATTAGGCAAATTTTTTGTAATAGGGCTTGTTATATATGAGCCTGCTTGATTTTGTAAATTTAATGCATCTGTTAATACTATATTTATATCATTAAACAAAGCACTTAAACTGCCGTTTAAGAAAATATATCGAACAAATATTCGAACGCAACTTATTAACCATTTTTTATCATAGAAAGGAAAAAATAATATGGATAAAATTATTTTAAAAGATCAGACCAGCTTTGAAATTGCCGATGGTGCAAGCCTTGGAAACATCCAGATCCAGTCCAAAAATTTTGACGGGATTAAAACGATCACGGACACTTTTGCAGAGAACAACATTGCGGAAGTGACCTTTAAACACAATGATGAGGTATCTGGAAAATACACCGATCTGAAGTGTGATGGGTTTACATACGCACCGAATACGGACGAGGCCGGCAAGGAAGATGGAACCTACACGGTTACTATCAGGCTGCGAACCAAAAATGAAATCGAAAAACGTCTGGATTCATTGGAAAAAGGTCACATTGCAAACGCTACTGCTATTGATTCAATCATCACAGATATTATTCCAGGTATGGAAGATACTGAAGGTGCTGAATAAATATATTTCAAAGGAGGATTTTAAT